ATTTCTTGATTTGACATGTTTACTCCATAAAAAAACAACCGTATTAAGTATACGGTTGTTTAATTTTCGAGTAAAACTTATTTTAAATCAGAACTGTAGGACGCAGTTATCAAACTTAATTGTTGCGTCGATCATCATAATATCATCACTTGTGTAATCAAGTGTATTGAAGTTGACGCTTGTCAAAAATGCGCCTTTGATGTCCCAAAGCTCAACAACTGTGCCGATTGGATCAAGCATCTTGAGCTGAATGTCACGTTTATAAAAGTCAGCGTAACCAGCCCGGCCAGATACAGACTCATAGTGAGTTCTAATCCACTCCATCATCTGTTGAGCTCCTGATGGTGCAATTGGATCGTGAAGCTTGATAGTCAAATCTCCAAACTCAAGCTTGCTTGCAACTCTTCTGTAGCTGTTGATGTAATCAATCTTCTTTTCACCAATGTTCACGTTAGGTCTATTTGCTGAAGTCACCAAGAAAGAGTCAATACCTTCAATTGCAAGAACCCATCGATAATTTCTTTTAGGTTCAAACTTATTGGGAAGCATGTCTGTGACTGATAGTGTCTCTGCCATTTAATTCTCCTGTTATAATATATAGTTCTTACTAGATAGTTGTTCCGGCATTTGTGACAACAAAATCGAGAGCAACAAACTCTACAGATCTTGTAGGCTGCAAGTAAATCTTTCCTCGAATTGTATTGTTTTCAACATCGGCTTGTGTGGTTGTTGTTGTGTCAATAATCACCTTGAATCTATCGACACCTTGTGCATCTTGTACTGATTGTAAAATTGGATTAACAAGATTAGAAAACTTAGCAAGTGTTTCTGATCTGTTAGGCTCAAACAAGAGAGTGTTAGCAACATTTCTAACTTTTCTTCTTACATCAATCAAGAGTCTTCTAACGTTTACTCTATCAAGTGCTGATGCATTAGCAAGCAATGTCTTTTGTCCCCAGATTGATAGTGACTTACCTGGGAATTTTGCAAGTGGGTTAATATCAGCATCGTATAGATCGTCTAGATTTGTACGATTTAGCTGAACGTTGGTGGTCTCAACAGTATTTAGAACGCCTCTCGTAAATCCAGCCGGAGCGTACCAGGGGTGTCCTATTTTATCATTGAGAGAGTATGCACCAAGAACAACGACCGAGGGAGGCACTGCTACGAGACCTCTAGTATCCGGATCTTCAACTGTTACGTCTGGGAAGTAAGCAGCTGCGAAAGATGTGTCTAGAACTCTATTCTTAAATGCAGTAACTGTGTTTGAAACGTGCGGCTTCTGTATAGAAGAAGTAATAACAGTATTAAACTGATCTCTTTCTTCAATGTCAGTCACAAGAATTGCGTCAAACCTTCCTTCCACAGTTGTAATTGCGTAGTCTGATACAGCTTCGTGTCTAATTCCTGGAATAGAAAGAATCTGAATATCAACATCAGATGTTGAGCCCATTATATCAAGGGCTTTTCTGTAAGCACTAATTGTAGGACCTGATGTTCCTCCCTGATTTGTCTCGTCATCAATTTCTCGCTTAACAGAATTATTTGTTAAGTCTCTTTGATCTTTGTTGAATATATTAACACCGTCAAAACCTCCTTGGAGAGGTACAGTAAACTTTAAGAACTTTCTGTTAGAAACAACAGAAAAATCATCAACCGTCAAGCCTCTAGTTTTAGCAGTGGCATCTGCAGCGATAATACCTTTTCTGACATAAGATGCACTGAGCCAGTAATCAGCGTCAGCCAATCCTGAAGATCCAGTTCTCACTTGAATATTTTCAAGAGTAAACTTGTTAAAATTAAATCTGTCGGAATCTCTAATAGTTCCTAATGCATCTGCAACACCTGCGTTATCACCTTCAGAGAAGTTAAAACCGTCAGTTCTATGTGTTGGAAAATGTTTTGTATAGGTTTTAAAAGTATTGTCAAAAGCAGAGACTAAGTTAGGCTTTGTCACTGAAGTCTTGAGGTTTGTCTGTATACCCCAGTAAAGTGCAGGATCTTCTCTCTTGCTTATTCCCGTACCTTGTGCAATTGTCTGTCTAAAGGGTATAGCTGGTTCAATAACTCTTCTGTGGTGATCTGATCCTACCAAATCTCCGTCAACACCGGGATCTAACATTAGAGAACCTGAAGTCAGAAGGTGACGTGGGCCTCTAAAGCCCAAAGGCAACGCTTCGTCAGGTACTTCCTTATTCTTTAGCTGATCTGAAAGAACTACTCTTACGTATCTAGATCTGACATCATGATTGCCTTCAACTACAATTTTTTGAGATTCAGCATCACTATCAAAGTTAAAGAAAACTTTTTTATCACCTATTACTCTGCCGATGTAACGAGGTGAAGAGTGATCTAAGGAAAGACCTCTAAAGCTCTCTAATACAACCTTTTCATCATCTGAATCGTAAAAGTCTCTTAAGACAAGATCGAAAGTTCCGAACTTATCAGTATCAGATGTTGACTTTACAATATTTTCTATAGAAAATTTAAACTTATGAGAAACACCACTTCCGTCTGAAAGTGTCTCTATCTTGAAAAGGTTGTAAGGTGAAGCACCAAACTTTTGAGATATTACAAAAGGTGAAGAAGCGTTACTAAATCTATCTTCAAAAGATTCATAAACAGGTACGTTTCCTGAAGCAGTATTTCTTCCAACAGAAGAAGACAATAGAAATCCTGTAGGCTCTCCATCTCCATAAACGCCAGGAGTAACAACACCCGCGCCGGTCACAACAGCGAAAGATGGGTGAATGTCATAGTGACCGTACAGAAGGTGTCCTTCTTCTTCAAGCTTAAGCGGATCAGTATTCAGTATATTTGCAATGTAGTTTGGTGAATACATATCAAAAGAAGCTGTAAGCACAGAAGGCTTTGCAGCAGTTGACTTAAACCCATTCATAAACATTACAAAATCGCTTCCGCCACCGGAGGTAACAACTGATCCTGTCATGTGTCCGCTAGTTGTGCTCGAAGCAGCTGTTGAAGAAGGTGCAGTGTTTGTAGCGCCTCGAGCACCACTAAGTGTCAAAACAACGCCAGAAGCAGCAAGTACGACACCCCTTAAAATAGCACTAGCTTTATTCTCACCAGAAGTTTGAATACCAGCATCAGAAAAGACTGTACTCCCGGCTGACTCTGACATAAAACATCCAAGAAAGTATGTTCTTCCTTCTCCATCACCGCCAGAGTTTGCATACGGGTTATCACCTTTGATACCGTTTGCTTGCACCTGTCTTTCACCTACAACGAAACCTCCGCGTGTAACGTTTCCTGTAGAAGATGATCTCTTCTTCCCGTCACCTGCACCCAATACTTTTACATATGTTAGTGCCTGAGCATTCTTAAGCCACTCACTGGCAGCAATCGGTCCATATTTTAATCCGTCCGACGCGCCGTATGTAAGTTTGTATTGACCATAAGTTGCAAAAGTTAGCGGAATATAAGCAGGTCCTTCGTTTGAAGTGCCAATAATTCCTGCAGGGACACCAGTCGGCCCAGTTGGAGTAGGACCAGATAAGTCAATCTCTCTTGTACTGACACCTGCTGATTTAAATGTTAGCTCTGCCATGTTTTATTCTCCATGTATCTTTTATAATTATTCAAAACTTACACCTGAATTTGTAATAATGAAGTCTATTGCAATAAATTCTACTGCTCTCGTTGGAACAAGAATAATCTTACCATTCAGCCTGTTTTGCTCTATGTCTTCATTTGTGTTATTGGAAGAATCCATAACTATTCTAAAACTGTCAATACCTTGATTTCCTTGAATTGACGCAAGCTTTGGCTTTGTGAGAGATATAAACTTTGCACGTGTAGCGGGTGTATTCTGTTCAAATATTAGACTATTTGCAATGTCTGAAACTATTCTCTTTACTTCTAATAACATTCTTCTAACATTAACTCTATCTAGTGAAGATTTTGCTTGCTGAAGTGTCTTTTGACCAAATATAACAAAACCTCCGTCTGGGAAGTTAGCTATAGGATTAATGCGAGCGTCGTACAGAACGTTTCTATCTTCTGCTGTAAGTCTAACTTCTGTATTTAAAACAGAATCAAGCGATCCTCTATTGAAACCTGCAGGAGCAAACCATGGATAAGCTATTCTATCATTGTATCCTAGCGCACCGAGTGCAACAACTGAGGGTGGAACATTGACTGCTTCTCCTGTTAGATCGTCTTCAATAATAACGTCTGGGAAGTACGTAGCTGAGTAATTGTTGTCAAGTGCTCTTCCTTCAAATTGCTCAACAGATTTTCTAACATTCGGTCTAGTTGATGCATCATCATATAGTCTAGTAGGAGTATCATCGTAAGAAGGCATATCCATCAAGTAGATAGCTTTACTATATTCTTTTGTTTTCTCCATTGCAAAGTCTGTAACATAGCTATCACGTATGCCTGGAACAGTTACAATATTAACTCTGGTAGCAAAAGGATCTGTGATTATTTTCAAAGCTGATCTGTATGAGCTTATAATGTTATTGTCTTTTGCTGCACCCGGCGAGGATGAAACTGAAAGTCCGATATAACCCAAAGCATCTCCTGCAGCTTTTCCGCCTGCATCTACAGAAGCTGCCTTGTCATTCATCTTTCTTTGATCTCTATCGAGAATATTCAAGCCATCAAACCCACCGTAGAGCATGTTTGTAAACTTCATATAGTCAGTAAATCTATTAAAAGTAACGGCTGAGTTTGCAGCAGCGATTGTGCCAAAAGTCATTCTATTTCTAGAGAAACTATCTGTAATTGTATACTGAGGCTTAGAAAGTTTTCCGTTTCTAATGTAGGCGGCCTCTAACATATGCTCTGAGACTGATGCTGTCAATGCAGTAAGTATAGCAGTTGGTGTTTCTCCCGCAGTGGGAGAATGATAAAGAGCAACATTTGCCAAAGTAAACTTATTGTTATGCAACGCATCCCCACCAGAACCGGTAACAAGAACATCAAGATTTGCAATACCCAGCATCTTTGAGTAGCTGCTTAAGAGATTGTTGTGTTCTCCTGAACCATTTGCTTTTAAGGCAGCATTTGTGACATTGTTTTCTGATGGTACTCTTTCAAACTTAATTCCAAAGAAGTATCTCGAATCAGCTAGCTCGAGTGAACCCGGGTCTCCTTCAAAAGCCGGTGAAGAAGAAACAGCGCCTCTTGTTGATTTAAATCTAAGAGGAACTGGAGGCACAATAGAAGAAGTGAGCGGTAGTTTTGAAGTTGACGCAGACCCGGTTACGAAAGCCAGTCTTGCGCTAGATGGATCATTTAAGCTTCCGTCACTGAGAATGCTTGTATTATCTGTAAGACTTGTTGAAGTCTTGAGTAAAGGAAGACCTCTAAATCCGAAAGGAAGTGCCCCTTCTGGAATTTGTCTATCTTCCACTGCAGCATTCATAATAATTCTAACATAAGCTGATTTATTAGGCCTCTTTCCTGTGACGTTCAAACGTCTTTCAGACTCGGTCTCTGCATCAAAATTATAGTAAGCTTTAAGATCACCTATCTTAGTTCCGACATAATTTTCGTCTCCTGGATTTAATGTACAGAGAGAAAATTGCTCCAGAATCTTAAGATCTGTATCTGTGTCATAAAAATCTCTAACTAGAACTGTGAATGTTCCATAAGGATCTTTTGGATTTGTTGATTTTCTAAGATTAGAAATTGAAATCTTTACTTTTCTATTGCCAGCTATTCCATCATCAAGCGCTTCAAAGTGGAATAAATCATATTCTTTTTCTCCAAATGGTTGGGAGATAAAAGATGTTGATCTTGCTGTCTGATATCTAGTGTTGAAAGATCCAAAAAGCTGTGTAAAAGTAGTCCCAGACCCTCCGGCGCCGGCGTTTGTATTGCTAGATCCGGATAAGATTGCAACTGTTGCATTAGATCCATCAGATTTAACTCTTGCTAGCTCATCTTCAACAGGAAAATCTGCGTAAAGATAGTGCTGCTCTTCATTAAATCTATCAGGGTTGGTATTCAGTATTTTCCCAACGTAGTGCTTGCTATCTGGATTAAGCGATGCAGTGTAAATCTTGATACCTGAAAAAGCTTCATCACTTGAAAAGTTAGAACCGGCTGCAGAAGAAAGAACAAGCTTGAACATTCCTTGTTCTGTAGTTCCGTCATATGATCTTACCTTAGCAGTGTCACCTGATGTAGAAGTTCCTGCATAAAATCCATTATGATCTAAAACTTCGAATCTTGATCCGCTAGGTGTCATAAGCATTGCTCTTATGAGATGTACATCTGACGCTGCATCGACAGAACTGTTGTCAGAAAACACTGGCATACCGTAAGCTTCGTTAGCTGTAGGATCATGCTTTGCAGCAAGAAACTGGACAACGCCGTTAAATCTGCCTTCTCCAGAAACGCTAGATCTTGAAGAAGCAGCTAGTAAAAATCCTGCGTTTTTAACTGTTCCTGCCGTTTGGGTATTTGATATATCTGTAGTGGTACTGTTAGCTCCTGCTCCTAAAACTCTTACATAGGTAAGCGCAGTTCTGTTCTTAAGCCACTCGTTTGCTGCATAAGTTCCAAATTTTTCCGGATCTAGAGATCCAAATTTATTTTCAAAATCTAAAAATGACCCGACTGTAACAGGAACAAAAGCGGGTCCTTTTTGCGCAGTTCCGATAACTCCCGCAGGAACGCCAACAATTTCCGTTGTTCTTTGAGTTAGATCAATTTCACGCTCAAAAAAGCCCGGAGATCTGAAAGTTTGTTCTGCCATCAATTACTCCTAAAAATTCCTATTATAACTATGTTTGTCTTTGCTAAACATCTATTTTAATTATGACTCAATTCTCTCAATTTCTTCAATAATCTCAGAAGAAGCAACAGTTTCTCCGGCCCTCTGATTTCTAGTTCTTATCTTTGAAAATTCTGTTTTTGTTGATTTTGTAAAGGGATTTATTATAGTATTTTGTATAATTTCTCTTGATTCTCCTCTCACTAACTCGTGCTCTTTAATGTTTGTAAGATCTTCAAGAACATGCCTTTTTACAGTTTCTCCCTTTCTTTCAGGTTGATAGTTAATAGATTCAGCATCACCACTATATACTCCAAAACTCAAGTTAGGAGCCGAAACATAGCTTCTTACCATTTTTGGCATACCGGGATGTTTAGGGTTTAATATGTAACCTGGAATAGTCACAGAAAACGTGTGTTTAATAATTCTTTCATCTTCTGTAAAATTATCTAAATTTGTACCAGAATTTGAAAATGGGCCTGAAAAGAAAGCTACTAATTCATAGCCTCCCATTGTCACAATAGGAATTTCTTCTCCCTGCCCAGTAAAATTTACGAGAAGCGTTTCAAGCATTTGATTTGATTGCTGCATATACTGCGTCCAAAAAACAATGTCATAAGTAACAGCAACAAATTCGGGATATGGAACCTGTATTACTTCAAATATATTTGTCCCTAACTGCTCACCTAGACTTACTTTTGCGCCAGCAGAAAATTGTATGTTTGCATTTTCTCTTCTTGTTGAAATTGTATCAGGTTTTACGCCAAAACCCGGAGCTGGTGTATTTGAAAGAAAGTGTCTTTGAGAAGAAACATTATCTTGATGTTTAATACCTT